CACAGGCTTCCCCACAAATCTACGATCTACCCCAGTTGCACCGTCAGATGATCGAAGTGTTAGGGATCAAGAACGCAGACAAGTTAGTACCGACTGATGAGGATATTAACCCAATAGATCCAGTCAGCGAAAATATGGATGCACTGGTAGGCAAACCTATCAAAGCATTTATATTTCAAGACCATCAGGCGCACATTACTGCACACGAAGCCTTCCTTGCTGATCCACAGATTGCAGCACTTATTGGACAAAATCCTATGGGTCAACAGATTGTTTCTGCCCTTAGAGCGCACATTGCCGAGCACATGGCCTTCTTATATAGACAGCAGATGGAGCAGAAGTTGGGTGTAGCACTACCACCACCGGGCGAAGAACTACCTGAAGAAGCGGCTAATTTATTAGCACAAACTATGTCTCAGGCTGCAATACAGTTAACTCAACAGAAACAACAGCAAGCGGCGGAGCAACAGGCACAGCAACAGGCACAAGACCCTGTGTTCCAGATGAAGCAAGCAGAGCTACAGCTTAAGCAAGGTGAGCTACAACGCAAAGCAGCTAAAGATGCGGGCGACTTAGCGATAGATCAAGAGCGAATTGAGCTGGATAAGCAGAAGGCGCAGACCACAGCGGTGCTGGAAGCTAGCCGTATAGCCTCGCAGAATGAACAGTCTGAAGCTAAGAATGATGTAGCTGAAGCCAAGGTTATTATTGACATGGCTAAAAGTGCAGGACAAGAAAAACGAACGAGAGCCGAAGCAGAACGAGATAGAGATGAAGCCTTACGTGATGACAGAGAGGAGAGATAATATGAAAGGTGTTAAGCATTACAAAAGAGATGGAACTGAATTCAAAGGTAATACACACAAGATGTCTGATGGCACTTTGCACAGTGGAAAGACTCATACTAAAGGTAGTGTGAAGTTGTTCCATTTTAAAGACTTGTCTGCTACGGCAAAAAAGAAAGCTAAGAGGTAACAGACAATGGCTAAAACCGTCTTTGACGTGCTAACAGATAAACTTACAGACCATAAACGGTCTAGCGAAGAATTTGTACGATCCGGTGCAGCTAAAGACTACGCCGACTACAAAGAAGTGTGTGGTGTGCTTCGGGGTCTGGACACCGCATTACGTGAAATAAATGACCTCTCGCGTAACTATATGGAAGAAACCGATGACTGAAATGACGGCTCTTGAGAAGAAGCGACAAGAAAAGATAGATGAGATGAAAATATCCGACGAAGATATGGATGCGTTCATCCCTAAACCTGTGGGTTACAGAATACTCATAGCACTCCCTAACGTGGAGGAAACCTTTGGAGATAGCGGTCTTATTAAAGCAGACCAAACAAAGCGTGAAGAGTACATCCTTTCTACTATTGGAGCTGTAGTAGATATGGGCGACGAGGCTTACAGCGACAAAGAACGATTCGTAAACGGACCGTGGTGTAAGGTTGGGGACTATGTAATGTTCCGAGCTAACACCGGAACACGGTTCAAACTAGGCAACCAAGAGTATCGTCTGATGAATGACGACTCTATTGAAGCGGTTGTCGCCAATCCGAGAGCAATCACTCGTGCGTGAGGAATAGATTATGCCAATGCAACAAGTAGAATTTGAATTTCCAGACCCGGATAAAACCGAAGCTGCTGCTGAAGTAGAAGTAGCTCAAGAGGAAACAACTCCTGATGTAGAAGTAGAGGGAGCTGTAGGCCGCGAAGTGCTTCAGAAACCGGGACAAAAGCAAAACGTAATAAAAGATGGTGAGGTAGAAGTTGAAGTAGTAGACGACACCCCCGCTGCGGATCGCAATAGAAAGCCCTCAGAGCCTCCTGAAGAGGTAACTAACGAAGAATTGGAGAACTACTCCGAAAAAGTTAAGAAGCGCATACAGCACTTCAGTAAGGGCTATCACGATGAGCGACGTGTAAAAGAACAAGCTTTACGTGAGAAAGAAGAAGCTATTGCTTATGCTAAAAAGCTAGTTGATGAAAACCAAAAGCTCAAGGGATCAGCTAACCAGAACCACAATACGTTGATCGAGTCAGCTAGAAGACAAGTCGATAGCGAACTTACAATGGCTAAGGCTCAGTATAAGCAAGCGTATGAGTCCGGGGAGCCTGATGCAGTTTTAGAAGCTCAAACAATGCTTAATGCCGCCCAGATAAAGTTGGAACGTGTTAACGCGCTAAAACCTAAAGAGACTGAGACTTTACAACCAGAACAAACTGCTGTACAAAACGAAGTAACTGCGCCTCAACCGCAAGTACCGCGTGACGAGAAGGCCGAATCATGGCGCGATAATAACCCTTGGTTTGGTTCAGATGACGAAATGACGGCATTTGCATTGGGATTGCACACTAAACTTACGAAAGAGGGGACTGACCCTCAATCGGATGAATACTACGAGAAGATCAATTCTCGTATGCGTCAGGTCTTTCCTGACCAGTTTGATGAGAGTATCGAAGACGAACCAGAGGAACCAAAGAGGAAGCAAAGTAATGTGGTTGCCCCCGCTACGCGGAGCACAGCACCTAAGAAGGTGCGGTTAACGCAAACACAAATAGCTTTAGCCAACAAACTAGGAGTATCTCTAGCTGATTACGCCCAACAGGTTGCTGAATTAATGAGGAAACAAAACTAATGGCTACGAATAAACTAGATAATCGAACAGATCGAGAACTAGGCACAAGAGAGAAGAAAACCCGAAAGCAAGCATGGAAGAGGCCAGAGCTTTTACCTGACCCTACCCCGCAAGACGGTTACACTTTTCATTGGGTTCGTGTAAGTACTAATGGACAGGCCGATCCGACTAACGTTTCCTCGAAGTTACGAGAAGGTTGGGAGCCGTGCAAAGCCTCAGACCACCCTGAGATTCAGTTGGTGAGTATTGAGAATGATCGCTTTAAGGACAACGTCGTTATGGGCGGACTTATGCTTTGTAAAGCACCCAAGGAACTTGTTGAAGAACGTAACGCCTTCTATAAAGATACAAACGAAGCGCAAATACGTTCCGTAGACAACAACTTAATGCGGGAGTCAGACCCTAGAATGCCTATGTTTAATGAAAGGTCTTCTAAGGTGACTTTCGGTAAAGGATAATCTTAGGAGATTAAAATGGCTACTACAGCTACCCCCTATGGGCTACGGCCTATAAACGAGGTGAGCGGTACTTCCTATGCGGGAGCCACTCGCAAATTGCCTATAGCATCTGGTTACGGTACTAACATCTTTTACGGCTCTATTGTCGTAATTGCTGCTGACGGTACTATTCAACTGATGACTGATTTAGGCTCACAGGCAGATCAGTTCCCTGTCGGCACAGTTGGTGTGTTTATGGGCTGCTCTTACACAGATGCAACGCTTGGTTTTGTTAACCGTCAAATGTGGCCCGCTAGTACAGTCGCTGCTGACGCACAAGCATTCATCGTAGACGACCCTAACGTAGCATTCCAAATGCAAGCTGATGGAGCGGTAGCACAAACTGCCCTTGGTCAGAATGCACCTTTGGCTAACGTACAATCGACAAATACTGGTAGTACTATTACTGGTAACTCGAATGTTGCGCTAGACGCTACAACAGCAGCTACTAGTGGTATTGCTCTTCGTATCGTTGACTTTGTTGACGCTCCGGGCAGTTCTGTTGGAGATGCTTTTACGGATGTGATCGTTAAGTTCAACCCAGTGGCACATTCATACACTAACCCAACCGGTACGGCTTAAGGAGACTGACTAATGGCTATTTCACGAGCGCAACTCCTCAAGGAACTACTACCGGGTTTGAATGCCCTGTTTGGCCTTGAGTACGCAAGATATGGTGAGGAAACTAAAGAAATCTTTGAAACAGAGACTTCTGACCGTTCCTTTGAAGAAGAAGTGAAGTTATCAGGTTTTGGTGCTGCCCCAGTTAAAACTGAAGGTGCTGCCATTTCATATGATAACGCACAAGAGACTTACACAGCCCGATACGTCAATGAGACGATTGCTATGGGTTTCTCACTAACCGAAGAGGCTATTGAGGACAACCTGTACGATTCGCTTTCAGCGCGTTATACAAAGGCACTAGCTAGAGCAATGGCTTACACCAAGCAAGTTAAAGGTGCGACTATTCTCAACACTGGTTTTGCTGGCGGACCCACTTATGGTGACGGCCAGACTTTGTTCTCAACGGCTCATCCACTAGTTTCTGGTGGAACTAACGCAAACACTCCAGCGACTGGCGTTGACTTAAACGAGACTTCTTTGGAAGCAGCGGTTATTTCAATAGCAGCATGGACTGATGAGCGTGGTCTTTTGATTGCAGCCAAGCCTCGTAAGCTTGTTATCCCACCAGCGTTGCAATTCGTTGCTACACGTTTGATGGATACTGAGCTAAGAGTCGGCACTGCTGACAACGACATCAACGCAATCCGCAACAACGGTACAGTGCCAGAGGGTTATACAGTTAATAACTACCTCACTGACGGTAATGCGTGGTTCTTGATGACTGACGTTCCTAACGGATTGAAGCACTTCATCCGTACACCGATGACTACATCTATGGATGCGGACTTCGACACAGGGAACAGCCGCTATAAGGCTCGTGAGCGATACAGCTTCGGCGTATCTGACCCACTGGGCGTTTACGGTTCACCGGGTGCTACATAAGCAACAGGTGATTAGATTAGGGAGCTTCGGCTCCCTTTTCTTTGTCTGAGTTTTATTTGTACATATTATAAATAAGTGTTATATACTCTCTTAAATCGGGGCTAACCCGCGAACTCTGACCGTCCCCGACGGACTACATGCAGACAGATTCGCTAAACTCGCATGTGAGGACTTTCAAATGGCTAGAACAACTTTCTCTGGGCCGGTACGATCACTTAATGGTTTTGTTTCCGCTGGACCCGGTGCAGCTTCTTTAATAACTGCCAACAATACAACAACGGTTTTATCTATATTCCCTACCCCTACAGTAGATGCTAATGGCAACCCTACTGGAGCAGTAACTCCGGGTAACGCGGGTGTAGTAAACGTTTATAACTCAAATAATGCCGCAGGTGCAGGACAACTTACACTTCCTGCGATTCTATCTGTTGCACCTTCAAGCACTACTCCTGCAACTGACCCTACGTCGCCTGACCAACAGAACCAGCTTGGCGCACAGATTATGGTTATCAGTGCATTTGACTTAGCTAATAACTTAGTTATCAAGCCTTCTGGAACGGATGTATTTACTGGCTATGCAACGTCTGTAGACGCTAACGGTTTGACTAAGACTTTCTTAGCTACACCTAACGACACTACATTCACTTGGAATGGCGGTACTACTGGTGGTGACATAGATAGCATGATTACATGCACAGCCGTTTCTGCGGGAACATGGTATGTCCAAGCTGTTTGCTTCGGCGCTGCCGCGGGTGCAGGTGCTACTCCATTTAGTGCTTAATATAAACTATAAGGAGTAAATCATGGCTGATACGCTAACGACGCAAATCATACAGGATGGCGGTCGCACAGCTATTATTAGGGGTAACGTAGCGGTAGGTAATACTGACGTTGTTACTTCTGTACTAGTTGATGTGTCTAGCCTTTCAAATGACCCTGTAACGGGTCAAGCCTGTATAGCAGCTACTGTGCAAGCGGTCACTTATGCAAGTAAAGGAGTGGCTGTCACCTTAGCATTTGATGCGACTACTGATGTTCCTATTTTTACACTTCCAGCGGATTGGACAGAGCAGTATGACTTTACTGACTTTGGTATTCCTAACCCCGGAACTTTCGGAGCAGCAGGTAATACGGGTGATATTGTAGCGACTACAATAAGTCCAGCAGCGGGAGATTCATACTCTTTTATTCTTACGGTGTCTAAAGTTTATGCCAGCGCCTAAGAAAAAGGGGACTATGAAAGGCCACACCATTAAAGGTGGTCAGAAGCGTCCAACTAAGTCTGGTGCAGGTATGACTAAGAAGGGTGTGGCTAAATACCGTAGGGACAACCCCGGCTCTAAACTTAAGACAGCCGTTACGGGTGAAGTGAAGAAGGGCAGCAAGGACGCAAAGCGGCGTAAGTCTTTCTGTGCACGTTCCGCTGGTCAGATGAAAAAATTTCCAAAAGCAGCTAAAGACCCTAATTCTAGGCTGCGCCAAGCAAGAAAACGGTGGAAGTGTTAGAGCTTATTGAGCTGATAAAGTTAAATGACAGGAGGTTACTATGTGGACTAAACCAACATACGAAAATGTTCGCTTGGGTTTTGAAATCACTATGTACTTTAAAAACCGCTAATGCCGAGTAAGACAAAAAAGCAAGCCAAGTTTATGGCAGCGGTAGCTAATAACCCTAAGTTTGCTAAGAAAGCTGGGGTTCCACAAAGTGTAGGTAAAGAGTTTGCTAAAGCAGATAAAGGAAGAACCTTTAAGGAGGGTGGTATGCCGGGTATGAAGCGAGATAAAAGAGTATTACGTAACTTAGATGACGAAATCTATCGGATTGCCCCTAAAGAACGTATGGGCGGCGCTGAAGGTAGAGATGCTCGTCAAGAGCGTTTGCGGATCAACAAAGAAAAGCGTTTTGAAAAAAATAAAATGAACGGCATGATGGTGGGCGGCAAGGTTAAAGGCTATAACAAAGGTGGCATGGCTGGAAAATCATGTGATGGTATAGCTCAGCAAGGTCTAACTAGAGCGCCTAGGCAATCTGGAACTAGGACATAAATTTTATTTTAGGAGGATATTATGGGAATTGGATTATTTGGACAGCCAGATGGTGAAGATGAAGTTGTTGAAGAAGCTCCTAAAAAAGCTCCTAAAAAAGCTGAAGAGCCTGTTGTAGAAGCAGAAGACGACTCAGAGGAGTAATTCTCTATGATGGCATGTAAAGGCATGGGTGCAATAAACCCAGCTAAACGCCCTACAGCACTTAAGAAGGGCGGAACAGTTAAGGATGCTTGTTATAGGAAGGTGAAGGCTCAGTACAAAGTCTTCCCTTCTGCATATGCGTCGGGTGCTATTGCTAAGTGTAGGAAGAAGAAAGCCAGTGGCCGTTCGTAAAACTGCCAAAGGCGCGGCCTTAAAGCGTTGGTTCAAGGAAGATTGGAAGGACGTAAAGACGGGTAAAGCCTGTGGGCGCAAGAAAGGAGACAAACGAGGAACGCCGTACTGTAGGCCCACAAAAAGGGTCTCTAGTAAAACACCTAAGACATCAGGTGAAATGACAGCGGCAGAAAAAAAGTCTCGTATAGCGCAGAAGAAACGCCTAGGTCAACCGGCAGGTAAACCCAAACGAGTCACTCCGTTAAAAAGGAAGAAAAAGTAATGGCTGTATCGGGCACCACTACATTTAACATGGAGTTCACAGAGATCGCTGAAGAAGCGTTTGAACGTGCTGGTAGGGAGCTACACTCTGGCTACGATCTACGCACAGCGCGTCGTTCTATGAATTTGCTGACCATTGAGTGGGCTAACCGTGGCGTTAATATGTGGACGATTGAGGAGGGTTTTGTAAACCTTGTTCAAGGCACAGCGACTTATGACCTACCCGCCAATACTATTGATTTGATAGAACAGTTTATCCGCACCAGTGAGGGTAATGCAGTTACTCAGACTGACTTGAATCTTACACGTATCAGTGTGGATAATTACTCTTCTATCCCTAATAAGCTAACTCAAGGTCGTCCTATACAAGCGTGGGTTGATCGCAAGACAGACAATCCGCAGATTACAGTGTGGCCTGTACCAAACCAAGGTACAGCGCTTGAACCTTTTTACGTGCTTAGGTTCTATAGACTTAAACGTATTGATGATGCAGGGACGGGCGTTAACACAGCCGATATGCCTTTTCGTTTCTTTCCCGCGCTTGTAGCAGGACTAGCGTATTATTTAGCTACTAAAATACCTGAAGGTATGGCACGGCTAGAAATGCTCAAAGCACAGTATGATGAGCAGTATACGTTAGCTGCGGGAGAGGATAGAGAAAAGGCTTCTGAAATGCTTATACCTCGCTTGTATGGACCTAGGTAACCATGAGCGAAAGATTTGCATCAGGTCAAAATGCGTTAGCAGAGTGCGACGTATGTGGGTTTCAGTATAGGCTACGGCAGTTAAAACCTCTGGTTATTAAGGCAGTGGTTACAGGAATTAAGGCTTGTCCAGAGTGTTGGAACCCTGACCAGCCACAGTTAAGATTGGGAACATTTGCGATAAATGACCCACAGGCAATACGAGATCCAAGACCAGACTTTACAGGTTATCCTGCAAGTCGGGCAAGATTACAGCCGGTAGACCCACTCTTTGCGTTTGGGAAAATAGGGTTAGTAACAATAGTTATAACATAGAGGTATAACACAATGGCTAAAGAAAAAGGAATGAAGATACACAAGATGGGTGGGGTTAAAGAGTACGACCCCGGCACTACTGTTAACTCACCAGAGCAGTCTTCTGGTACTGTTAAGACAAGCGGTATAAAGATACGTGGTACAGGTGCAGCAACCAAAGGTACTATGGCTCGTGGGCCAATGGCGTAGGGAGTTTTAGGTGAATTACACCGAGCTTAAAGCAAACATACAGGATGTATGCGAACAGACGTTTACGGACGATCAGTTGGCTATGTTTACTAAGCAAGCAGAGCAGATTATTTTCTCTACTGTTGATCTCCCTGCGTTACGTGCGAATCAGACGGGTAATATAACCGGCGGTAATCAGTATCTCACGATGCCTACAGGCATGTTGTATGTGTATTCTTTAGCGGTTATTGACCCTACTAGTGCGGAGTATCACTATTTAATTAACAAAGACCCTAGCTTTATACGAGAAGCTTACCCTGTTGCAGCTACACAAGGGCGACCACAGCACTATGGCATTTTTAGTCAAACTAGTTTTATCGTAGGGCCAACGCCTAATGTTACGTATGTTGCTGAGTTGCATTATGGGAAGTATCCTGAAAGCATTGTTACTGCTGGAACTACGTGGTTAGGCGATCAGTTTGACTCTGCTCTACTAAATGGGGCTTTGGTTAACGCCATACGGTTTCAAAAAGGTGAAGCTGATATGGTAGCGTTGTATGAAAAGCTCTACGCTCAAGCTATGTTACTATTAAAGAACTTAGGTGATGGCAAATTAGAAACTGACGCTTATCGTAACGGCGTTGTTCGCGTACCAGTTAAATAGGATAATTTATGTTAAGTGCAGTAGGTGGAGTAGAAGTAGGAATAGCAACAACTTCAGCAGTTTCAGGGCGCGGATTTACCCCCGAAGAATTGGCCGAACATGCGATAAACGAGGTTATTTCCATTGGGAATAACTCACACCCTGTCATACAGGCGCAAGCAGAAGCATTTAGAGATGACATCAGAGGTGTAATGCTTAATTACTTACGTCAGGCAGTGGCTTCTCACAACACCACATTAACCAACCGTTTTCGGGATGCGGGGCATCCAGAATTAGTGAAACTACTAGAGGTCTAACATGGCAATTACAATTACAACTGCAATGCCCACATCGTTCAAAGTTGAGTTGATGAAGGGTTTACACAATTTTACGGCGGGAAGCACTCGGTTTAAAATGGCGCTTTTCAAAGCTACTGCTTCAGGTAGTGGTACATTTGGCGCGGCGACTACTAACTATTCTCAAATGGGTGCTGACGAGTTACCCACTGCTACAGGGTACACACAGCAGGGCAAGTTACTTACCTCTGTTACGCCTACAGCGGACGGTACAACAGCAATCACTAATTTTAGCTCTGTAACGTGGACTTCTTCTAGCTTTACAACATCAGGTGCTTTGATTTATGACACAGGCGATTCTAACTCTGCTTGTGCGGTACTTAGCTTTGGTGGTGACCAGACAGTAAGCTCCGGTGATTTTCAGATACAATTCCCGTCAGCAGCGGCAGCTACGGCTATTATCCGTATTGCCTAAGTAGGGAAGTGCCATGAGCGGATGGGGTCAACGTCCTTGGGGGTTTAACGGATGGGGTGGAGAAGCCTCTAAAGTTTTACACCTAGGTGCAACATGGGGCGCTCGTGGATGGGGCGAGGAAGGCTGGGGTGCTAATGGCATTGCAGTAGTGGGAACTGGGCAAGTCGGTTCTGTTAC